GTTCCTTCTTCCCAGGACTGTGATACTGGAAAGGATGCTAACTTGTACGTTGTAGATAACTCTTGATTCCCTTCAGCCTCATACAGTCTTAGATAGAATTTTGGATTAACTATCTCTCCGTCCACGATTGATTGGGACATGTTGGTAAAATCAGTACCTTTAAACGATACTAATACTCTGGTTGCATGATCGAAGCTCTCGTTGTAGAAGACCTTCTTCAGTTCTAGGATTTCATCTTGACCGAAATTTTGATCCCTCCAAGACTCTCCTGTGATTGTGCTTGATCCACTAGAGATCCATGCATCCTTTGTAGCGTATATAAAATGATGCATCAGTGTATAATTCCTTTAATGTTTTGTTGAGGATCTTTCAATTCAAATACAGCTGGTGTGGCTGATGGTCTGATCACTCCATCCTCCAGCGACACCTCGAAGTCAAATTTATAACCATAGTTGGGAGGTATTCCATCAGCAGTATCAACTATCCAGCCCCCATTTGCGGTACCAGTGTGCATGTAAGTGTATGTGGGATGAGGAAAACCTATCGTGCTGGCTTGTTGGCCTCCGGACTCATAATTGTTAAACTGAGACAAACATATATAATTTACAGCCCTGACGCCATCAATCCCCATCAGTTCATATTCTAACTGTGATATATAGAGTGGTTGTCTAAATTGCATCCGGTCAATATTAAAATACTCTGTTATCTTCTGCATGCATTTAAGTTTTACTTCCGCCTTGTTAGCGTATCGGTGTGCTACAACATCAAAGTAAACACCAAAGTTGATAATGTATCCACCCCCGGAAGATTGGTTTAATCTCAGAGTTACTTCATCGGTTATCATTCTATATTCGCTCAGGTACGTTTTTATGTTCTGACCTAGTGGATTCTGTGGAGTCTCTACCAACTCCTTATTGTTATTGTATGATAGCGTATAGACGTCTATTGTGGGAACGACGCCATTTTGAACTTCCATTAGCGTCGGTAACACTGAGACTCCTATGAATGCCGATACGTCATCTGCTCGAATGTACGATACGTTATCTATTGTACTGGTCGATTCCAGTAGTGTGTTCGCTCCTTCCATTACATTGGGTATCGATGTTTGTAGTGAAGTTGAACTCCTATCCACATAGACCTTTGCTACATTTCCAAATTTAGACGACATGTTGAGAATCCGTGCTTCATAATCTTGCCGAGTCACACATCTGTTCTGTGTGGTAAAGAATGCTGTTGCTCTTTCTCGGATTTCAGCAGCAGATTCCTGATCTGAGCCACCACGGGCGGGCTCGGAGTTTGTCACGCTGAGCGTTGCTCCAGCAACTGCCGGGCTCCCGGGAGCTCCCACAGAAGTATTAATTGTTGTCAAGTCGTTTGCTGTTACGTTAGTGCTGACTCCACCACCTACTCTATACGTGACTGTGAGACTCGTATGTGATGGTGTATTTCCCAATGTGGAATATTCATCACCCAGTAGTGGGTCTACTCCCTGTACGAGATGTTCGCCCTTTCCAGGTACTCCTATACCGGTCTGTGCCGTTTGTTGAAAAATTGATTCTTGTGATTGTCCACTCCTCAGAATACCGTTTCCAAAAACAATGGATGTAACACCATCCCAACTAACGTCTTTGATGAACCGCCTAGGGGTACGGATAAATTCTAACGTGTATGGTACCGGTAGTGTGATTGTATCGGAAGGATCTCCAGTTAGTTGTGAATATGCTGTCTCGCGATTTGAGTCTGCCGTGTAGTGAGTTTCAAGTGGTACTTTATCCTGTGCTAGATAATCAACCTGATAGTATGTATTATTACTGGCGTCTTTGATGGATATGATGTCAATTACGTTATCTTCCGGAAGGTCTATCTTGAGAAATTTAACCGGACCACCCACTGGGAAGCTCCTCGTTATGGTTTCAGCACTGATAGCTCTGACGGTTCTTTGCAATTCATAATTCTGTGCTATTCCATCATCATTAAAGTTGGTCTTGGATGGAGGTGGATCTATTGATCCACTGACTCTAAAATCTATTACTTCTAAGGTTTCAAACTTAACGTCGGAGTTACTAGTTGCTTCGACCTGCATACCCCGTTCAATCGTAACACCTTCGCTGTAATCTGGTATCTCTCCATCAGCGAGGGCGGACACCGTCTGTGTCATCGTAAGTTTTACGCTTGCTGGGATTATAGGTCGGATCTTATATCCCAACATACCCGCCAGAGAGACTATATTTCTTCGTTCTTCTGCTAGTGGGAGGAGCATCTCTCTGTATTGCTGATCAATATAAAATGATAGTACGTCTCCCACGTAGGCTGACATTTCGATTAACATCATTCCTGGGGATGTTTCATTAAAATCTTTATACGTGTCTGGAAAGTAAGACTTTGCGTATTCCATGAGTGAATTCTTCATGGTTGCAAAGTCTTTATTAATGTAATTCGTATTGGTGGATTTAAACTCGTTTTCCTGATACGACATCTTATTCTCCTATACTCACGGCTACAGATGCTGTAGACCCTGGATTGCTTGACAGTCCGAATGATACACTTATGTCGAGTGTATTGTTAATCATATTAATTGTGATATCAACCACAGTCAAGAACGGTAACCACTTCGCAAATGAATCCACTATATCGTTCTCGATCATAATCCGCAGTTCATCCGTAACCTGCTCAAATAGATATCGCCGAAGACCGGTTCCTAATTGGGGTTGCATCAACCGTTCTCCCTGAGACGTTTCTAGAAGCATCCTTACATTGGTCTTGGCGGCTTGTAGAGTTGTTGCAGTAGATGCAAAGTATCCATTAATGTTATCACCTCTTTTGAGCGGATACTCAATCCCAATGAAAGTTTCCGGGTCGCGGTCGGACGCCAATCCGGGTGCTGTTGGTGCTTTAAAAGCCATTATACGTTCCTCGAATTAGGATCCAAACTCACGGATGCGTGTCTAAGATTCCGTTGAGCGGTTCTATCATATTTCTGATCGGTCAGCCTAACTTGCTCCTTAGCCTTCTTACCCAGATAGGCTCGACCTTTAATGGTGAAGTCTTTCTTGGTCAACTTCTCATATGGTAATGTCTTCGCTCTAGCTCCTATTGGCTTTCCTATTCCGGTTACGGGTCCGCCGGCGCTGGCCAGCCCCGTTACAGTACCCAATGTTGTAATATTCACATCAAGTGGTTTCTTTATCACTATTTCATCCAACTGAACTACCGCATCCAAACTTGTAATATTGAGTTCCAGACTCTTAATATAATCATCTATCACTTTAGCCACTCCCTTCGCAAGATCTGGGATTTTGCCCTTATCCGCCTCAGGGTCTGTGATCCCTGCATTGGTCAGATAGACCTCTTCAAGTTTTTTTGCTAAATTAAATCCCATCGTTAAACTTTCTTTGCTGCTATCTTCTGATCAACTTTCTTCATGACCTTCCGATAATCCTTCGTCAGAGCATTCGCAACATGATCAGGTAATCGATTTGGGTCCGTACCGAAGCTGTGTAGGATGGACGCATTAGGGTCGTTCCCGGGCACTGCTCTGTTTGCTATGGTACCCATATCATCCGACGTCATTGTATGACCACCTAATGTGGGCCACGCTTCAGTATCTCGTGCAGTCTCCTGTAAGATCTCATTCAGTACTGGATTAGTGCTCATCGTAGGCTGTACACCATTTGGCTTCGCAATACCCTCTTCGATGACTGATTTGGGTTTGGCCCGTTTGGGTGCTTTTGTCTGAGCACGCGTGGATTTATTCTCTCCAAGAATTCTACGCATCTCGAGTTGAACCTCTTCGCGAACGACTTCCCGTATCAGTGTTTTTAGTTCTAGTTTCTTCATTTTACTTCTCCTGTAACTTATTCTTTATTGTGTTCTAGAAAATGTTTTGTGCTCACAAAATCTAATGGAGCATCTTTTTTTAATTTTCCCTTTAATGCGTTTAGCTTCATACCTATCGGACTCGCCTGTCCTATTGCCGGGTTCTCCAACAACGGTACTGGTGCACCATTAAGGTTTCCTACCGTACTAATCAATATATCTAGCATCTCCTCAACAACTGTTCTGAGACTCTCCCCTAGGACGAGACCCTGAGAACTCTCCTCTTTCCCTAGATAAATATTTGATGCTCCGAATAAAATCTTGTTATTCGATGAAAGAGTTAGATGTTCTCCAGCCCCAATGTTGATGTTCCGGTTAGCGGACAAAAACATATGTTCCTTCTTGGCATTAAATACGATGCGGTCTGATGACTGAAACAGCTGGTCTCTATTGTATCCGTAGATGGTTTCTGTGACGTTTTCATCTTCAAGTGATTTCCCTATCAGTTGAGCCATTGTTCGGTTGGGTTCTTCTCGGTCGTCCGATCCCAACAGATATCCAAATATTTCTTTCTTTTGGTCATCTCCGCTCTCTTCGTAGTATTTTCCAAAGTGGTCTTCTATTGAGCCTTTGTGGAGTAGTGCTACAAGACTTCCGTCGAGTGCACTCTCGCTCTTATTGGATAGACCTCTCTGGTTTGAAAATATTATATGGGGGTTTGCTGCTCTACTGCCTATCCGGATGCTATTGGCGTGTCTACC